GCAAATGGTTGAAGCGATCTTAGAGGACGGAACAAGCATCTACTCAGATAGCGACACGTGGGCTGTTGGTGTTCGTGCATTCGCAAAAGACATGGACGGCAACGAGGTTGCTCTTGTTGATGGCGAATACAAGACAGCAGAAGGCTTGGTTGTAACTGTTACAGGAGGTCTTGTTGAAGAAATTGCTGACGCTGCTGAGGAAGCACCTGAAGCAGAAGTTGCACCTGTTGAGGTTGTAGCTGAAGAACAAACAGCAGAAACATTCAACGCTGAGGTTGAAGGTCTTGTCGTTAGTTGCTAAGTTGGAAAGCGAACTTGCTGACGCTAAAAAAGCGAACGCTAATCTTTCAAGCGAAGTAACAAAATTAAGCGCACAGCCTGCCGCTGCTTCTATCAAAGAAGTAAAGCAAGCAAAAGTAAGCGCACCTGCTAAATCTTACAACAAGATGTCAGCTGAAGAACGCTTCGTATTTCACTTAAACAAATAAAAAAACAAAATAAAAAATGGCTACTACATTATCACCAAACCCGATTAACAGCACATACGCTGGAGCGGTTGCAGGCGGTTACATCCGCGCTGCATTTTTAAGCAACGAATCTCTTGCTGCGGTAACGTTCAAAGAAAACATCGACTACAAGCAAGTAGTTCGTAAGTTGGTTGACAACGTAACTTTCGAAGCACCAACGTGTGACTTCAACCCATCGGGAACGGTTGCATTGAGCGAGCGTATCTTGACTTTACAAAAATTCCAAGTACAGAGAAATTTGTGCAAAAATGACTTTTTGAAAGATTGGGAAACTTCCTCAGAACAAAACGGACAACTTCACGCTTCTTTGACTGACGCTATTATAGCGAACGTTTTAGCAGGTGTTGCAGCTCGCAACGAAGTTTTGATATGGTCAGGTGTTGCTTCAACCACTCAATACGATGGTTTTGAAACATTGTTTACCGCTGACGGTACTGTTCTTGACGTTGCTTCACCAGTTGCAATTGATACGACTAACGTTATCGAAGAAATGGGACGTTTAGTATTGACACTTCCAACACGCGTTCGTCGTGCAACTGAGAAGCCTATTATCGCAGTTTCTTCAAATGTAGCTGAAGCATACAGAAGCGCAATTCTTGGTCTTGGTGGTGGGTTCTACCTTTACCAAGGTGAATCAGTTGTAATGAACTGGCAAGGTCAATACGACGTTATTGAGTGTCCTGGAATGAGCGACAACACAATGGCGTTTTACCAAAAATCTAACCTTTGGTTCGGTACAAACACTCTTGACCAATGGAACAACGTAGCTGTTTTGGATATGTTCGACCACGACCTTTCTAACAACGTTCGTTTCTCTACTTCATTCTTTGCAGGTGTACAATACGGCTTCGGTAACGAAATCGCATTCTACCAATACATCGACTAATTCAACCATTCTAACCCTTGCATAATAGAGGTGGTGGCATAAAATCCACCCCTCTTTTGTGCTAATAAAAACATTAATAATATGGCAAATTGTGAATTAAGCACAGGAATGCTTCTTGAGTGCAAAGATGCGATTGGTGGGATTAAGCAAATCGTTCTTGCAGATTGGACTGATGTAAATATTGAAACAGTAACAGTTGACCCTACAACTGAAATTGTAACGTTACCAGCAATGGTTGATTTTTACGGATACCAACTACCAACTCAAACAGGATCGTTTGAAGAAACAATTAACTTCAACCGCGACGCAGGAACTATTTTCTACACACAAACTGTTAACGTTATGTTGCAAAAGTTAAGCGCTGCAAAGCGTCTTGAATTGCAAAGCGTTGCGACTACTCGCGTTGTTGTTTTGGTTAACGATACAAACAACAATTGGTGGGCTGTTGGTCTTGAATACGGAGCTGACCTTTCAACAGGAACAGCAGCGACAGGAACGGCACTTGGTGACGCCAACGGTTTCACGCTCGCCTTCGTTCACGAATCACCGAAGCGCGCTTATCTTTTAAGTGCAGCACCTTCTCCGATTCTTTAATAGAAAAACTTTTACACACATAGGGACAAAACGTCCCTACGTGTTGTAATTTTCAGCAAACAAATAAAAGGATAGAATGGTTTATTTGAATACAAATACTGCGAATCAATATGCGTGGCTTTCCTTAGACGAAGGACGCGCTTTCTTCAATGTTGCATTCACTTACTATCTTTTAATCTTGACCTACGAAATGACAGGCGAACAACTTGCGCAAGTCGTAGAAGTCGTAAACGAAAACGAACGTGTTACTAAAATACGTTTGACAACAGTTGGTCTTGTCGACGCTGGCAAATACAAGTACGATGTGTACGGACAAAACAGCGACAGCAATTTAGATCCGACAGACGCTTCCGTTGTTGGACTCGTTGAACGTGGTTCAATGATACTTCAAGACGGAACAATATACTTCGACGTTTCTTCGCCAACGATTCCCGTTGACGTAATTTATACAGGTGCATAACATGGAAAACAATATACAAGCGATTAATCTTTCAGCATACCAACCAGTTGAAGCAACTGAAAAAGAGAATCGCGCAGGTTGGATTGACTACGGATTTTCAAATTTATTCCCTCAGCACCTAATAACACTGTATTACAATAGTCCTATTCATAACGCATTGACGAACTCAATTGCTTACATGATTGAAGGTAAAGGTACAGGAACGATTCTTGACAATGCACTTCAAGGTATCGCATTTGACTTAAAACTTCAAGGTTCATTCGTTGCCGAAGTGATATGGTCAATGGACTTTACACGCGTTGTTAAAATCAACCACTTGCCTTTTGAAAACTGCCGTCTTGCTTACGATAAAGAAGAAGAAGACATCACAGGCATTTGGTATTCTCGCGACTGGGCTAACTCACGAAGCAAGAAAGGAAAACCCGAATTTATACCTTCATTCAATCCTTCGCAAGCGGAAGAACAACCAAGACAAGTCATCTACGCACACGGCATGATGGCAGGTTCTTCGTACTACGCGAAGCCCGACTACTTTGGTGCGTTGAATTACGTTGAGTTAAGCTATCAAATGGGACTTTACCACGTCAACAATATCTTGAACGGATTATTTCCTTCATTTATTATTAACTTTTTGAACGGCATACCACAGAAAGAAGAACGCGAGGCAATACGTCGCGAATGGGAAGATAGATTGAGCGGTGCAAGTAACGCGGGGAAGTTCTTAATGACCTTTAACGAAGATCCTACACGCGCTCCTTCAATCGAATCGTTTCCACTTTCAGACGCTGACAAACAATACCAGTTTTTAAGTGAAGAAACAGCAAAGCAAATCATGGTTGGACACCGCGTTGTTTCACCTCTTATTCACGGCATACGCGACACTACGGGCTTTGGTTCAAACAAGGACGAAATGCTTGTTGGTATGGAGATATTCAACAACCAAGTTATCAAGCCATATCAAAGAATAATTGAAGACGTATTCACGCCTATTTTAGGCAACGTTGAAATTCAAATGAATAGTGTGTTCGATGAAGCGGTAGTAATCGATTCAACAGCTCCTGTTGACGTTACAACTACACCTTCAACAATTGACCCAACTGCTCCAGTTGCAGACGCAAAAGTAAGCGATGTAACGTACAACGGAGCGCAAATTGCTTCCGCTTTAGAGATTGTTGCAGCGGTTGGATTAGGAACACTAACACAAGAACAAGCGATTGTCTTTTTAGTTCAATTCTTAGGTCTTGACGTTGACGTAGCTAAGTCAATGTTTCAAACAGGCGGCGACGCGGTGGCTAAACTATCCGCTCAAAAAAAAAAAGTTGTAGCGAAGAAGAAGGTTGCGGTTGCTGAGAATGATTTTTCAGACGAACAAGGTCGCGCGTGGATTACCGCACTAAAAGAAAAGGCTGAATTAGTCGATTTGAATGAGTGGGAATTATTGAGCGAAGAAGACGTAACAGACCCGCATAACGAAGCAAATTTTAGACAGGAATACATGAGCGTTCGCAGTTATGCAAATGCAGATGAGAAGTCTAAATGGGGCGACAAAGGACTTTACAAATTGCGTTATGCTTACTCTCAAAATTTAACTGAAAATAGTCGTGAATTTTGTCAAGAAATGGTAAGTCTTTCACAAGCAGGTTTGTCTTTTCGTTATGAAGACATTCAAGACATGAGCGACGCAGGAGTAAATTCAGAATTTGCACCATCTGGAAGTTCAAGTTATAATA